TACCTTAGTTTGATAGGCAACACGGCCAGTTCTGGATGCCATAGGAACTGTAAGAACAAGTTCGGGGGCAATCATATTGGGAAGTGCTAAAGTCGTAAGTGTCAGACAAAATAATTTATAATCCCCAAGTGCGGCACGTTGGGTACCAGCAGAATTTTCAAAAGCCTCAGAGAGGAATTTGCTAACATTATTTAAAGAATTAGCAATAAGTAATTTTTTATTTTGGTCCATTTTTGCACCATTATGTGTCTGAGCATAAACACTGTCAGCCACAGAAAGGCGATTGCGATAAGACTCTAATAAATTTTTAGTAGCCATAATTATTATATTTTCCTTTCAATGTACATAATTTTGATTTATTAATTTTAAATAAATCAAATGAAATTTTTAAATTTTATTTATATTTTTAAAATTGGTTCATCAAACTTAACAATGTGCTATCAATAACATCATCAGAATTAACATTTTCTGGATTAATTGATTCATTTATAGTCATTTTCACTGGTTTTTGAAAATTAGTTGAAAAAGGTAAATTATTCAAACCTAATCTATAGTCTTGAATTTCATCACACACTTTTTCAATGTCTTTGAAAGAATAATTTTCATTTAACCTTGATTTAATCTCATTAACAGATACTCCTAATTTAATAGCTTGAGACTCTACAAATTTATCAACAGAAAGTTTTGCTATTTTTTTATATCTTTCAACTAATGTATTTTGTTTTTCTAAATTAGTTGAATATTCTTTTTGTTTTATTTGAGCATCTTTTTTAGCTGAAGCTAATTTTGTTTCTAAATCTTCAACAATCTTATTAAGTTCATTTATAGTTTCAGTCAATGAATCAATTTTAGCATTTGATTGTGAATTTATTGATTCATTACTTTCATTTAATTTTTTTATATTAGAATCTTTATTATTAAGACTCTCTTTTAATTGTGCAATACGAACTGATTGTTTTTTGATTTTGTTTTGAGCTTCTGTTAATTGATTAGTTGAATCAATATTTTGTTGTTTTGATTTTTCTAATTGTTTAGTTAATACATTAACACGCTTTTTTAAAGGTTCAATACTTTTAACAGATTCAGATAGTTTTGAAACATTATTTTTATGTTTGTTTATTTCATCTTCTAAATCAATTTCTTTCGCATAGCAAACTGATAACTTCTCTTGAAGATTAGCTATCTTTTCAGTTAATTTCTGATTTTCTAAAAGTGTGTTTTGCAATTCTTCTACTAATGAATTCCCATCATTGTTGGCTTTTTCATGTTCAATTGTTGCATTTATATTATCAACCTTTTCAGGTTGTGGTTGTGAAAGTGATTCACCAATTTTTTCTCTATTTGATTCATCAGAAACATTTATACCTAAATTGTCTAATGTTTCTTTCATAATTTTTCTATCTTCATCATTGACAGAATTGAGTGATTCTAAAAGTTCTTTTTTGTAATTAAATGAATTTTGAAATCCTTCTGTGACTAAATGAAGTCTTGCATCTTTTACAGCAGGAATTAAAACTAAATCAAATGCTTTGAAATCATATGAATTTTCATCAACATATTCTTCACCATTTTTTCCAACATAAGTATCACCAGTTCCACGACTGGAAATTCCTAAATTGAAACCTGCTTTTGCTAAAGTATGAGCTATTTTACCCAATGGTGTATTGAGAATTTGAAACTTTGCCCAAAGTTTACCATCTTTTTTCTTCTTTGGTTTATCTTTCATAAGAATGGCAATTCTGGCACTATCAGTTTCTTCTCTCCCAATTGGGTGATCCATTTCACCAGGTATTCCACCATTTTCAATTAATTCAGATGCTATTGTGCCATCTGCAAAAACATTTTCCCAAAGTTCATCAGAATAATGTCTACCATTTCGGGTGCTGTCAATGAAATCCGCACATGGTCCTTCTAATGTACCCAATACAGCATCATTTGTATTTTTGTTATCTGTGAAAATTAATTCTTCTTGTTTTGCATTATCATTCATTTTTTAAATTAACCTATTTTTTACATTTTTGAGTGGAACCTCTCCACCACCCATCTGGTATATTTTCATCAACATTTATATATTTATTTTTTATCCCATTTGTAATAGAAATTTTGTTTTTATTTGGTGGTGGTGTTCCTGGAAAATTATTACCCCAATATTTTTTACCATCACCATATTTTTCTTTTAAATGTTGTTTATGCCATTCAGAAATTTTCTATTTTGTAATTTCGGAAACATTCTCACGTGCTTTTTTTATATTTTGTTTCCAAACATCACCTCTATCCAACATTCCTAATGACCAATCAGGATATTTTTCAAGGTCAGTTTTCAAAATATGTTTATTGATTACACCATTGTTTATCCAAATATTATTTTTATTGACATTTTTGAACTTATCTCTGGCTCTTCCAAGATAAAATCCATTTGGTGGATTTGAATTTTTTAAATAAATGTCTATTTCACCATTTGTATACCATTTATATCCAATAGTTATATCACCACCATCACCACCATTTGCTATGTTCAAACAAACATCAAACAAACTTTTTCTGCCTAAATCAATGATTTCTTTTTCTTTTTCATCCAATTCTTTTTTAGAATTACACCAAACAATTAATGTAGTTTGTAAAAAAGTTGCATCATATTTTTCAATATATTTTTTTACAACAGTCCCACTTCCATGATAATTTTCATCAAATGTTTTTGATTTATGTTTACCATAATACACCCATTCCGGATGATTCAAAAATCGAGTTTCATAAATATAACCATACATATTTAAATCTCCTTTGATTGATTATTTTTCTCTGGTAAATTGGCGAGCTCGCCAGAGTCCAATAACCAATCTCCAGAGTTAATATATAATTTTAAAATTAATTTTCATATCTGTCTGAATTTTAAGATTTGTGTTCACTATATTTTGTTGCAAAAAAATTAATTAAAATTACAAAATTTTAATATTTTTGTTATATTTATATACAGTATTACATTTTTTTATTTTTATTAAACAATGTTGTTAATAATTGTTTTATTAATTTTCCTAAATTTACTAAAAATTCTCTAAATGCAAATGCAGATGGTTTTACAACTACATTTGAATCTTTTGTCAAAACCCAGGCTTCCATAAATGGGTATTCATAAGGTAAAATAAAGCATCCTTTATTACCCCATTTTTCTCCCCAAGAATTTTGAATTAACAAACCTGTTTCATTCCAACCATAACAAACAACAGCATGACCACCTCTAGCATTTTGTGGTAATTGTGCAATATAATCTCTGTCTAATTTAAGATTATCACACATTATGCAAAGAATGATTGGTTTTCCTGTTTTGAAAATTGCTTCTTTTATTTCTTGCAATGTTCTTAATTTTGCATATGAAGTTGTTTTATCTTTTGATGCTAATTCCTTATATTCATTCAATCTTGCATTTACAAATTCTTGAGCAGTGGGAACTTCAAAATTTCCTATGCAATCTTCATATTTTATACATCCAACATTTTTGGTTGTTTTCAATGCTTGGCTGGTCATCATTCCTGCACCTTGATAATACCCAAGAGGTCTGTAACCATAAATCCAAGCAGTTGAATATTTCATTTCATTATTTTGTAATTGTTCTAAAACTTCAGTTACAGAATGAGCTACGCAAGAGCCAACACTACCCTAATTCTTTATATCAGAATGTTCAACTTTAAACTATTCAGGCAAATTAGCCACATGACAAACTTTTTTATTTAATTTATAATCTCTTATATCTTTTTTGGATGGTATGCATCCCATTGCAAATTGTTCTACAATTTGTTTCTTTTTTGTCATTATGCTTCCTCTTTTTTCTTTAAATATTCAAATGCTTTGAGGTCCATTTTATACAATCTCAACAATTGTATTGATGGAATCAAATCATATGTTGTACTATAATGATATAAACATTTTGTTAATTCATCATATCTAGCTTGTTTTAAAAACATTTGTTGATTTTTTAATTGTTTAGCAAATAATAATATTTGCAATCCTAAAGAAGATAATGTTATGGCAATATCTTTTGGTTCTTCTATTTCATCACTTTTCACAATGTTTTTATATAACACTGATTTTTTTTCATTGTGTGATTTTCTTAATTTTTCATAAAATTCACTTACTTCAAGTGGTCTGTTTTTATTTATAAAATCAATTACATCTAATGAAACAGTTTTTTCTAATAGTGCTTTTTTTTGAATTTCTTTTACATCAATTCCTAATTCTTTATTTATGTTTTCCAATAAAACTAAACAATCTTGTTTTGTTATTGCCATTAATATTCTCCTTTAGGTATTACCTACTAGTATTTTTAAAATTGAGTTGAATCAGCAAAATCCATTCCCAAATCATTCATATTTGGTAATTCTGAAACAGTTTCAGTTTCATTTGATTGATTTTCTGGTTCTGAATTTGTTTTTTCCATTGCAAAATCATTTATTGATTCACCATCATCATTTGAATTTTCAATATCAAAATTTAAATTTTCATCTTCAATGGATTCTTCTGATTCTTCAACTTGTTCTGCATCTAAATTATCAATTTCTTGTTGCAATAAATCAATTACTTCAGTGTTTGTTATCGTATTTGATAACAATGCTTTCAAAATTTTGAATTTAACAGATTGATTATCAATGTCAGATACTAAATTCATAACATCAGAAGTAAGTTGAATTTCAGATGACAAATTTTCTTGCCTGTTTTTATCTTCTTCAGTCATTGGAGTCATCATATGAATTGAAAATTTATTGATATATTTAGATTGTTTTTTGTCAATCCATAACAAA